AAAGATGGTGCAACCAAGTTCTTGTCTTGTCGTGTTGGTGACTCAACACCACGTACAGATGGATTTAGTAACGATCAAACAACAGACGTTCATATAGATGATGACGTTGAAATACCATTTTAGGAGGTAAAGATGAAGTATAAATTTATTGTTTGGGTAGGTGCTGTAGATAATTACCACACCAAATATCGTGAAGCAATCCAAGAAGCAAATAATTGGATAGCTAAAGGTTATGATGATGTAAAAATTGAAATAATAAATTGGAGTAAATCATGATAGGCAAAGCTAGAAACACAGATCCAAGAACCTCACATGAGGCTGCACAAAGCATGGACACTAACAGACTAGAACGTATCGTACTCAATGCCATCAAAGCACATGGCGAGAATGGTGCTACCCACGACGAGGTATGGGATTATCTGCACCAAAGCAATGATAATCCCAAATACCGAGAAGGTAGCATCACACCAAGATACAAACAACTAGAAATGAAAGGCCTAATCTACACAGATGGCACTACCAGAAAAGGTAGAGCAGGTCGTGGGCAACTAGTTAGGTATTTAAATGTACACAAACCTAAAGATTTAAATCCACAAGATGTCCATGATGCTATAATTTCAGATCAAGATTATGAAGATGGTGTGCAAAATCTAGCTGAAGACGAAGCATGGCAAAGACATGAGCAATATTTAAAAAGTATTGGAAAAAACTCTTGATTTAAGAGCCGTACAGTAGGGGTAACGCACCCCTGCTGTATGATTGTAACCAAATATAAGCTTTATGTCTGTACGTCTTGCATACGTTGAATGAGCCTATGTGCCCTTTTTGGCACTTGTTGACACCACTTTGAGTTAGTCATTTCGTATGCAGCTTCATACCAATTACGTTGATCGACTGCTTTCTTCATGTTTTTAAACTGACTTAGTCTTGGTCTGCCCATATTGAACATCATATTGGCAATGATATGTTGCACCTCTACTGGTAGTACATCAAAATCATCATAAAGTTTTTTACATTCTTCAATAGTTACGTGTATATCCTGCTTCAATAGTTGTTGCACTCGTTCTTCAGATACAGGAGTACCCACAGGCTTTTCATATTCTTCATCCCATTCAGTAATTAAATGACCAACACCTACAGTAGGTAGACCTAAGTGATCAAGATAGACTTCATGCTTTACACCTTCATCTATTGTGATCTCTTTTACAAACTCCTCCATATTCATTTCGTTAACCCCTTTTGTTTTTCATATGTACGTAAGCCACCTAATCCTAACATACCCATTAACACTGTCATCAATGATCCCATGTCAAAAGTAGGTAAATCAGGTATAGCAACTCCTATGTACGCACACAAGAATATTGTTATTGGTGCTAGTACAAAGTGCCAACAGAGTGCAACACCACAAGTCCAACCAATGAAAGGCCTCCATCCTGCAACAAAAATAGACTTGTGTTGTGCCTCTGCTTTGTTTATTTCTAGCTGACCTTTAGCAAGTTCTTGTGCGTGCTTCTCAGCCATAGTCGCTATCTCATGTGCCAGTTTATTCTTGGCATCTTTATCTTCTATAAACTTACCAACTAAATTGGTAACTGGCCCTATCAATGCTGTTAACATTACTTATGCTCCTTATGTTCATGACCCATCCATATACCAAAGACACCTGTCATTACACCCATGACCACAGATACAAATGCTGATTGTGCTGCTGTTGGTGCATCTAAATCCATGAACCATTCAGCACATCTCCATGACATGACTGTACTAGCAAGCATCATACATCTTGGTAGTATCTTCCATTTAAGGAATTGTTCTACTGTAACCATTAGTATACCCTCACTTTCTCAGTATCCACAAAAGGTACGAGCTTACATATACACTCATATGTTTGTGGCTTATCGTCTTTCATAAAAGTTTGTTGATTGAGTTTATCTTTGTAATCTATGCAATGGTTTACGTTTTGAAAGTATATACCACCAGTAACAATACCATTCATTGTACAAGCTAAAAGAAATGCAGTCATTTTTTTCCTTTTTATAGTTTTACTTTCATTTAAATTTATAGTAATATCTTTTGTGTGAAGGGCTTCATTAATTACTAATGATGCTGTAAGGTGCAAAGTGAATTTATTCCTTGCACCTTTTTTTATTTATATAATACCTTTCTTTTTAGCTATGATTGCTAGTACAGTAACTACACCTGACAATAAAGCAGTAATTAATATAGCTAGTATTACCTTTAATACTATTTCTTTAATCTTTTCTTTACGTTTCTCAGCATCAATCTTAGCTTGCCTTCTATTCTTCCTAGCTTCTGCACAGAAAGAAACATAGTCATTGTATAGACCTGCTCTGCCGTATAGCTGCATGAACTCTCGAAGTTGTTCTTGCTTGACTCTGATCTCTTCCAAAGCCATAAACTCTTCTAGGTCATTGTCTGTTTTACCTAGAAAGTTAGTCCAAATACTGTTCTTTTTTTTGTGTAAATCTTGTTTAAGTTGTTCTTCTGCACTTACAAAGTTAGCGATTGCAGCACCTGCCGAAGATAATTCTCTGCCATTTTGTATAGTTTGTTTGATTATTGCAAAGGCAGAGTTGGCAACCACTAGCATTTCAAGCATAGTGTCACCTCAATAGCAAACCTGCCATCATAATTATCATAGTACCTGCTGTACCAATCATAATATGTTCAATACGTTTGATGCGTAAGATGGTTTCTTTCCATCTCTCAGCACAGACAGCTTCATGGGTGTCTAGTTGGGCTTTTACTTCAGTAGTCTTGACCATTAACCAGCCTTTTCCTCTTGCTCCTCGTCATCATTTTTTTCCAATGATGATCTTAATCTTCCTAGATATTGAGTTTGCAAAACTGAAATTTCTTCACTAGTTTCTCGAAGCTCATCTTGTTTTATTGCATATGATTGTAGTTTTTGCACCCATCTAATTTGTTGTGCAGACAAGTCCTCTGGGTTGTAATCTTTGTTATCAATGGTAATTACATTCTCACTCATGCTGTATAACCTTGACCTGCTGTGATTGCAGAGTTAACTGCTGTCATATCTTCATCTGTCCAATAGTCCTTAGCCACCATAATCTCTAAGTGTGCTACGTTCCTATCAACACAGTCTTGCTTGTCTTCAGCTGTATCATCTGCCATTGCTGTACCTGCAATGATAGCATTGATAAGGTCTACTGAGTGACCCATAGCTGTATAGTTTTGTGCTATTTCTTCTGTTGTTAGTTCATCCATTTTAAGCTCCTTCTAGTGTTGTTATTCTTGCTTCTAATTCTTGAATAGTTTTTACAAGTAATGGTATCATCTTGCTCATATCCATAGTTTGATAATCTGGGATTGTGTTCCCATCTTCATCTAACTTATTATCACCAACAGAAACACCATCTGGTAATTCTTCACCATCTTTCCATACTTTTACTGCATCTTTAGCTCTATTAACTGCTTCTGGTACAATAGACTGTACTTCATGTGCTAAAAATCCATCAATAAGTGTATTTGTAGTATCATGTGTCCAACTAAATCTTGCAGGTTTAAGTTGTTTTAGTCTTGTTGTTGCATCAAAAGTATAAGTAACATTATTCTTTAAACGATAATCTGAAGTTGCAGCATAACTAATAGACGTTGCACCAGTATGTGATATCTCACCTGCATTACTTCCATTGTCAGAGGTAAATAAAACAAAATTGCCAGTGTTACCAGAAGCATTACTTCTTAAACTTATACAGGCTCTTGCACCAAGATTTTCTGTTATGTTAAATGTACCATCAGAATTATTTCCATAAGCCTGTGATGTTTGTATTCTTGCAGAACTATCAATTCGCAATCTAGGATTACCATCACCATCCGATAGCACAATCTGATTGCTGTTTGTTCTTATGTCTAAGCCACCTTGGTTGCCGTTGTAGCGACCTATGATTGTGTTTGCATCTCCACTAGTAATTTGATTACCTGCACCTTGACCCATAAAAGTGTTATCGCTAGATGTAGTAAGTAATGAACCTACTGCTTGTCCAACTACAGTATTTCTTACTCCAGTTGTTATGTCGTGACCTGCTTCTTGTCCAACTGCTACGTTGCTACTTGCTGTGGTGTTTTGTCTTAATGCCTCAAACCCTACTGCTACGTTGCCACTTGCTGTAGTACTTGAAACAAGAGCATAATAACCAATTCCAACTGATTTATTTCCTGTAGTGTTATTATATAATGCAGCCCTACCAAAGCTTGAATTTTGGTTACCTGTAGTGTTTAATAGCATAGCTTGACCACCTACAACAGTATTTTCTGTACCAGTGGTTGTAGTTGTAAGTGCATCATAACCAATAGCTACACTATAACTATTTGTAGCAGCAGTTGGGTTAAAAGAATATAAAGCATGTCTACCAATAGCTACATTTCTACTACCAACATCATTAGCATTCATAGCATTAAGACCAACTGCAACGTTAGAATCTGCTGTTGTGTTATTTTGTGAAGCTCCACGACCTACTGCCGTATTACCTGCACCAGTAGTATTTGAGTATAGTGCAGTATCACCAACTGCTGTGTTTTTGTCTGCTGTAGTGTTGGCTCTTAGTGCATCAGAACCATATGCAGTGTTATTAGAACCTGTAGTGTTAGCTTGCATAGCTTCATTACCAGAAGAAGTATTGTCTGCTCCTGTAGTATTGTAGAATAAAGAGTTACGACCCAATGCAGTATTGTCTACACCAGTAGTATTGCTGTAAAGTGCTTTACGACCTATCGCAGTTATAGGTGAGCCAGTAGTATTTGTGTAAGCAGCCTGATATCCAACTGCTGTGTTGTCGGATGCTGTGGTGTTGTTGATAAGTGCTTCAGAACCTATAGCAGTATTAGATGAACCAGTATTATATCTTAATGCTTGTTTACCTATGCCAGTATTATCAGTTCCAGTTGTATTTGCCCTTAAAGCAAAGTAACCCAATGCCGTACTGTTAGTTCCAGTAGTGTTGTCAGCAAGTGCATTGTATCCAACAGCAGTTACAGCAGAGCCAGTCGTGTTATCTGCAAGTGCATTATATCCAATGGCAATGTTTCCACTTGCAGTGGTGTTTGAAACTAAAGCATCACGACCTATTGCCACATTGTTAGAACCAGTTGTATTTACTAGACCTGCTTCTTTTCCCATAAATACATTGTCAGCACCTGTAGTATTAGCTTCACCTGCTCTATGACCTACAGCAGTATTGCCACTTGCTGTGGTGTTTGCCTGTAATGCAGAACGACCCAAAGCAGTATTGTTGCTTCCTGTAGTATTGCTGTCTAAAGTTCCTACACCAACACTTATATTTTCACTACCAGTTGTGTTAGCAAGCATAGAGTTATAGCCTACTGAAACATTGTTTTGACCACTTGTATTTGCAGTTAAAGAAGCAGAACCAATAGCAGTGTTTCTTGCACCACTTAAAGAGCCATCATCTAATGCAGTATTACCTAAAGCTACGTTATCTGTACCAGTTGGATAATTACCATCTAGCTTGATTGTGCCAGTGGTAATCGATATCCCTGTCATGTTAGAGCCATCTTGTCTTGCTAGTGGGAATCCTCCTGCTGTACCACCATCATGTACAACCACTGTATCCTTATCGGTATCTACTGTAACTTCACCTAAAGCACCAGTAAAACTGTTGTTTTGGGCAGTAGTTCCTCGTCTAAATTGTACTTGTGTTGCCATTATTTAAATCTCCTTATAGACTTCCATAATCTGTTGAGCTTGATACTGCATCTGCGACTGATCCATAATCAAAAATACCATCAATAACCCCTGCGTTTATGTTAGATGCAACTAAATTTATATTGGCTAAGTTCGTAACTACTGTTCCAATATCTGAGGCATCACCTGCTACTGCTGTAATATTGGCATCATTATTCGCCACTATTGTAACATTACTATCGTTATTTGCAACTGTTGTTACATTAGCAGCTATTCCTGCCACAGTTTGTATGGCATTAGTAGCATCTGTTCCATCTTCTATATCTGCTAGAGTAGATATGTCAGCAGCTAAAGGTGATAATGTCTGCACATCAGCAGCAGCATTATTAACTGTAGTAATTTCAGAACTAATCCCTGCAACAGTAGTGATCTCAGAATCAATACCTGCTACTGTAGTTACGTTTGCAACTATTGGTGCAACTGTAGAAACATCACTAACTATACCTGCCACAGATGTAACATTAGAAGAAATGCCTGCAACAGATGTGACGTCTGAACTTATTCCTGCCACTGTAGTGACATTGCCACTAATTCCTGCCACTGTTGTTACATTAGCACTTACCCCAGCTACTGTTGTTACGTTAGAGCTTATACCTGCTACTGTATTTACATTAGCTATATTAGTGCCAACAGTATCAACATTACTTATTGAAGTAGCTACTGTGTCAATCTCTGATACTGCTTCATTTAAATCATCTGCAGCAGTTTCTATTTCTGATATCGCCTCATTCAAATCATTTGCAACTGTAATCACATCTGCAATGTTTGTAGCTACTGTGTTAACACTAGATATATTTGTTGCTACTGTACCAATGTCTGCTTCATCTGCTACCACAGAAGCTATGTTAGCTGTAATACCTGCTACTGTAGTTACGTTAGCTGAAATCCCTGCAACTGTAGTTACATTACCAGATATACCTGCTACTGTTTGAATAGCATCTGTTGAATCAGTACCATCCTCAATGTCAGCTAGTGTTGATATATCTGCTGTTATCTGTGCTAGTGAACTTACATCTGCTATTGTAGGCCCTGCTTCTACTGCACCAGTAGTTGCATTGAAACCTATAACCTTACCAAGTCTATCAGCTTTAAGTGGTAACTCCATTGAAACAGCATCATCTGATTCTTGTAATCTTAATGCTCTTGATGCATCATCATTAAAGTCTGATTGTATTGCTGTAAGAGTATCTAGTTCTGTATTTAGTTTAGCTATCTCAAATGCACCTGAACTTGGAAAGTCAGTAGTACGTGCTAGTGGAACTTCTCTAGTTATAACAACAGTACTACCACCTGATGCACCTGTAACAGTAGTTGTTACTGTACCTGTAGATCCACTACCTCCTGATACAGTAAACAAAGTAGTATTAGATGTTGTTGGGCTATATGTTCTTGCAACATTATCTACAAAAACATTTATATCAGTAGATCCATCAAAGAAAACAAAGGGAACAGCAAATGATGTCTGCGTTACACCTTCGGCAACTGCATAACTTATTCGTGGTGTATTGTCACTTAATGCTATAGTCATGTTTCACCTTTACCCTATAAAGTTGAAATTGTCAAAATCTACTTCTTGTTACCTTATCAAAATCAAAATCTGTATCACTCAAATAATAGCCTAATTCATTAACTTTGTCTTTAATAAACCATAACTTCATATATGGGAATGATTTAATAAGCTGTGCTACTCCTTTACCAGTTTCTCCAGTAGTCAATTCTTCTATACCTTCATAATAATCTTGAACTATACCAAATCCTGCACCTCCAACACCACTAATAGCATCAAATGTATTTTCTTCTTGTGGATATTTTGGTTGCAATAACCCTTGTGTAATATCAGGCCCACCTAATGCTAATGATGTTGACATGGCTGTATACATCATATCTGAATATATTGCTGCTAAACCTGAGGCATCAAAAGATCTTGCTAACCGATCTTCTAGTGGTAATTTCTCAAAATAATTATAATTTGTAAGACTACCTTTAATTTGTAACGATAAATAGCCAAGACCTAAAGCAGCTAATGTACCTGCAGTTCTATTACGCAATGCTCCAGTAGCAAACCCTGCTGTAATTTTGTTTGCTGCAGCAAAACTATATGACCAAAACTGAAAAGGTAAACCCAACAAACCAGACTCTAATCTTGAATAGCCTCTATATCTAGTGTCTTCAGCTAATCCAAAAACCTTACCTATTCTACTTGGTATATAAACAATACCATCTGTAATTATAGGTTTATCTGCAGGTGTTCCCATTAAAATAGTGTTCATAATACCACTATTCAAAGAAGTTCTAAATGTGTCTAGTGTATCTAAACTAATGCCATTTTCTACCCATTTTTCTGTATTTGCTAAATACAAACCACCTTCAGTTTTTTCAAATGCTTTTGCATTTATTATTTCTTCAGACATTTCCTTAGATATATTATATCTTCTTAAATACTGAATATCTTTAGCACTAGCTGTTCCTGCTACTTCTCTTGCCATATAATCAATCATTGAGTGTTGTCTTATAATTGCATCAAATCTTTTCATTATATTAGTAAAAGGAGCTAAACCATTAAGAATGTAAAACAATGATCTTGATTTATCTATAAACCCTGACTCAAATGGATTATTTGTTAAGTCTTCAACTAATCTTAAATGAGTATCGCCTTGTAATATCTCTAATATTTCACCTGCAATTCTACCTTCTTTAGCACTTAATCTTACCTTTGAATCATTTAAAATACCAAACAAACCTTTTGCTACAGATTTCATTTCATGTTCCATCATAACTTTTGCAAAATCAGGTATTGCTGAAAAGCCAGATGAGCCTAAATAGCTTGTTTCTGCGGCATATCTAATAAGGTTTACTACTCTTTGATCTAATCTATCAGGTGATGTAAGCACTTTGCCTACAACACGATCATATAAATGGAGTATATCTTTTCTTGTTGCATTAATTTCATTGATATCACTGCCATTTCTAATCATATCATCATCAATGTCATCTAAAACTTCATCAACAGTTCTACCATTGAACTTCTTAGCAAACTCATATTTACCTGCAACACGTAAGGTATACACTCTCATAACCTGTACTGGATTAGTTTCTATAAAATCTGCTACTAATTTATTAGGTATATCTAATGTTCTATGACGAAAATGTTTTGATTTGCCATAACCATAAAATGCCATTCCATCTTCTGTTAATGTACTTCTTTCATTTAAAATATTCTTTATTGTTTCTTCTGCTCTATTTGCTACTTTTTCTGGATTTGTTGCTCTTGCAATCTCATCAGGTGTAAGTGCTTGTGTTTGCTCAAGAGTACCATCTGCTTTCTTAACAACTACAGTTGGATTGTCTGTGTACCAATTAATAAGTATTTGTTTAAATGCATCACGATTTGCTTTAATCTTTGATGTACTCCAATATCTAGGAAAAAAGAAATCTTCATTTTGTGGTAATACTGGTGTTTCTTTTGCTGCTTTTAAATTACTATCTAGCTCTTGTAACTTTGCATTATTTCTTTTTAATCTTCTTATTACTTCTTGTCTGTAAAATCTTTGTGCCTTAAATAAAAAGTTTTTTTGTTTTACCATTTCGTTAATAGAGTTGAGAAAATTAAATTGCTTTTCTGTTAATCCAATATTTTTACTCTCACCTCTAAGCTGTGCATCAAGTTCATTTTTAATATCTAAAAACTTTTGTTCATTGTCTTTAGACTTCTTTGCCATATCATCTAATATTTTTGTATCTTTGATAATTCTTAATCTTGTTTTATTAAATTCTTTTTGTATTGATGCAGAATCACCTATAATACCTTGATCTCTAAGTCTTTTTTCCCATCTCTGCATAAATCCATCTATTTGTGATGCCACCCTTTTTTCTATATCTGTAAGCTCTTCTGTGCCTTTTATTATTTTTGTATAAGTGCTTTCTAACCAATCACCATATGTCTGCTGTTTAGTAACTCTTGATATAGTATCGGATATATCTATATCTAAAGGCTTTAATGTTTTTCCACTAAACTCACCATAGATCTTTCTTAATACATCATGTACTGCTACCCACTCACCTTCTCTTATTTTTGCAAGTTGATAAACAGATGGGCCTCTTGATTGTCCATATTTATGTTGAACAAGGTTCATGCCACTATCACCTGCAATATCATAGCCAACTGCTTTCACACTTGTAGGTGCTTTACTCTGAAGAACTCTTTTAAAAGGTGTTGATATAACTTTGAAAACAAAATTATCTGTGTACCAATTTTTTTCTAAATTTAAAGGATCATCTATATTACCTGCTTTGATTGCCTCTTCATTTGTTCTTCTGGTACTTAGTTCTTGCTCAACCTCTTTTAATATTGTTTTATTATCTTCTAATTGTTTTGATTGATTTTCATACAATCTTTTATTTTCTATTTGTTTTTTTAATTCATTTATTTTTGTTGTATTTGCTTTATCTTTTGCAGCAATTAATTCATCTAAATTCTCTTGCATTTCTTTAGCAGGTGGCAAAAACTCAACACCTTCATTTCTTAATTTCTTCAACGATTCTTCTAAACCAAAAGAATCCAAAGGTATTTGTTTTTCTAATCCTTGTAGTTGTGCATTAGTATCATCTTTAAACTTACCAACCACATTAGCTTTATCATCAGCTATTTGTTGTAAACGTGATTTACCTTGTTCAACCTGATTAATTAAATCTAATTCATCTTGCTGTAACTGTTTAAGTGCATTACTTTTTCTACCTACCACTGCACCAACAGCACCACCTAATACAGCACCACCAGTAAAAGCCATGCCTATATTTACCAATGATTCATTAGCTGTGCCTAACGGATCAAAAGGCAAACGCAATGCTTCTTGACCTACTTGCAAACCTGCAGTTATAGCACCAGTTCTACCTGCAGCCCTCATAGCACCAAATGCAAAACCACCAAAAGGTACAGATATTAAATTAATAGGATCAAATATACCTGCAACTATTTGTGAGCCTATACTACTGTTATATAATATTTGTCTGCGTTTTTTATTTTCATCAATGTCAGCTTTAAGATCTGCCATATGTTCTGCATTTTTTGCATCACTCAGTTGCTCGTAGTACTCTTCATAACCTTCCATATCTATAAATGGTTTATAGTTTGGATCAGACACATTATGGTATTTGTAGGTATTACTTATAGCATTTATGATTGGCATATAAGTATATCCTAATGAAGCATCTAATGTTTCTAAAAAGGGAACATCTACATCAGTCTCAGGAATAAAATTAGCTGTTGCACCTTGTGTAACTCTTCTAAATATATCTTCACTATTTTCTATAGGTGGAGAGTATACACTACCATAGCCATTTATCATTCAATAGGCCTTTCCATGTCCAATACTTTATCAACATCAAAGAATACTAAACCTTGTTCGTTTTGTATTGGTACTAGCTCATTATTTAAAACTTCATATGCTTGATATCTTATATTGGCTGTAGGTGAAATGTAATCACCACCTCTTGCCAAACTAACTGCACCATATTCTATAGGCACTAATACAGCAAACTTGTCTACTTGCTTCTTATCAAACAAACCTGCTCTTGATGCTGCATACAAATCTGGCCTTAAATCTTGTGGAACATCTGCAAATGTTGCAAAGGTTTGTCCTGCATATTTTCTTGATATTTCTGAAGTTATTTCTATGTTTGTTAAATCTTGTACACTTTGTCTATCAGGCTTAAATGACTCATCATACAAAACATAGTTAGAAGGCAGGTTGCCATTAACATGATCCACAAACCTATCTCTATCTGCTTCATTAGGTATAACTCTTAACAATGAATAAATAGATTTTGTTGTGTTTGAACTATACATAGGATCAACAACTTGACCTTGCGTTTCAACAAAAAATTGATTTCTATAATTTTTTACCTTTGTTTCTATACTTTCTAAGTCTTCGCCATTGCTAATCAGTAACTTTGTATAAGAATCAAAAAAGTTTATTTCTTTAGTATTGAATTTAAATGATCTTAAAATATCTCTCTCATCTGATGCATTTGCCTTTAATGCTTTAACTTTAGAATTATATTCTTTTGATGGTTCTTGATATGCAGATTTTACCTTAGTAATAATTTGATTTAATGTTATTTGCCCATTTGGCCCTACACCTTTTATACCTGCAAACTCAGTAAGTCCTACAGCTTGTTGATATAACTCACTAACTGTCTCAAATGTAGCTGCTTCATTCTTTGATAAAACATCACCTAAACCACTAACCATTACTCCATTTCTGGTTTGTTGACTGTATCGTTTATACAAACCTAACATTGTTTGACCTTGAAACTCATTAGCCGTACCTGTAAGTACTTTTTTAAATCCATTAACTAATGACGATGGTATGTGTCCTCTATTTATATATGTTTCTATTGTTTGAAAATTTTCATTAGATTCATTATGACCACCATCAATAAAGTAATTATCTGATAATCCTAAATCTTGATTTATTACTTCAGAACCACTTTGTGAATGTATATATGTACCACTTATAATACGTGAACGTACATTTTGTTGATTTGCTGTTACTTTATTTTGTGTATTATTTTCTTTTAATATTCTTAATTTATTAGATATAGATGATAATGTAGCATCTTTAAAATTTACATCCTCAAATTGAACATTTAAAGTATTATACTCTTCTATAAACTTTTTGCCATTTTCACTCAAAGGCACATCTTTATTAGGAAAGGCAATTTTAGTTTTTATATTACTGTATTCTTTTGATGTAATTTCTACATTATTTCTTTGCAGTGATGATGTAATAAATTTATCAATAACTCTTCCTTTTAATGCCCTTATTTCCTCAGGACTAGATAATACAGGGCCAAAGCCTTCTATATTCTTAACAACACCTGTATCTAAAGTATTATCTATTTCATCAAATAGATCTTTAAGATTATCTGCAGTTGGATCTATTTGCACTGCTTTTGTTTCAATATAATTTTGAAATTTATCACCTGCTGTAAGAGATGCTGCACTTTTCTTAATATCTGTATATATTTGATTGGTTTCTTTTTTAGCAGCATTGTTTAACGTTGCATTAGTAGATTCTATTGCTTTTTGATCACCAACTGAACGACCAATTAACTGTATAACCTGTTTATTTTCGCCAAATTTTTCTTTTATAAAATTAACATAATCAATAGTTTTTTGATCCGATATATTATTTTGCGTTCCTAAATTATATTGACTTTGTATTTGCAACATTTCTTGTGCTGATTTTCCACGCAAAACGTTTTTCATCAAACCAACTGGTATTGCATTACTAGCTTTTTCCGTATAATTTAGTGCAGCAGTAGGATTTAAACCCTCAGATATTTTATCTTGTATATCAGCTTTGGCTAACTCTATAGCTGTTTCTGCAAACTCCATTTCTGCTTGAAAGTCTGGATCATTTATATTTATTGGTACATTAGTTAGCTGACTTTCGGTATCATTAAGGCTTTCACTAATGATTGTCATAGAATTAGTAAGACCTATCTTTCTTTCTGTATTTATTTTATCTAAAGTAAGGTCATTAAAGTTTTGAACTATATATTTTGAAGCACCATCTTGTATTAAAGATGTATATTGAGATCCACCCTGATCTTTTATAGTGTCAATATATTCACCAATAAATCTTTTTGCTTCGTCTTGGAATCCCTGAGGATTCATTTTGCCTTCATATTTTAATCTAATCTTTTGGATATTTTGTTGCATATCCACTGCAAGTGCTTCACCATATTTTTTTCTTAGTAATGGTTCAGCAGTTTGTGTTGCAACTTCACTTAGTCCACTAATTTCTTTAAATTGCAGATTGCCATCTAAATCTCTTACAGGAAGTTTAGCAACATAATCTCTACCTTTATTTTGCTCATTTTTTGTTGCTTCTGCAAAATATGTATTGGCAAGATTTTGTCCTGTTCTAGCCAAAGCCTCACCTGCTTGAATAGCACCTGTATCAACCCTAGCCACTCCAACAGGTTTGTTTATAAAAGATGCTCCTTTAGATTTAATAAAGTTTACCATTATGTAATATTACCCATGTCTAAAGACGAAGATGGCGGCATTAATGTAGATGCTTTATATGCTCCTGACATTAGTGAGCCTAAAGCCTGATATCTATAACCCCTAGCTAAATTGTTTCCTTTTTGTATAGCCATATTTTGTGCAAATGATCTTTGTGCTTGTTCCATTGATAATTGAACTCTAGCCCTATCTACATTAACACTTGTATCTTGTTTCGCCTTTTGTATAAGCCTATTAAGACTTCTATCTGATCCTAAATCCCTGCCCATAGTACCTGCAAGAGCATTATTCATACCTATAAATGCCTGTAAGTTTTTTAATCTTGCATTATGTTCTTGTAGTGCTTGCAGTCTTGCTTGTTTTTTCTGTGTTTCAAGTTGCCTTGCCCTTAAAGCTGCTTCTCTTTTTGCAGCCTTTCCTGCACTCAAAGATCCAAAAACAGATAAAGCTGTTGAAGCTATTGCATACTCTATAGCCATTAAAATGCCACCTCTACTATCATACCATTAATTTGAAGATCCAAAGGAAACGACTGAGATACTGTTACTCTTGGATCACGACTGTAACCTAACATCCTAAACTCTTCCTTACCTGTAACTGCTACCCTATCTAAACTCATATCATCTGTAACATTTCTAATAACAAGATCTCTTGTTGTAGATGAATCCTTTGGCCCTGTAACACTTACAGCAGTTGTTTCAAATAAATCTAATACAACTTTAGGAATCTGTCTAGGTTCTCCTGTTAAAGGGCCACCTTGTATAGCTGCATCTATAGGTAATGTTTTAATTGTAGGAGTAAAAGCATAGCCAATATAGGCTTGTGTTATACCACTCTTTACTGTTGAAGCATCTATCTGTCCACCTGATATAGTAAACTCACCAAGATAGTCATTACCATTTGTGGCTTTAACCACAGCATCATTAGCAAAATGTGATGTAGCTAATCCTGTAAATACACTAGCACTTCCTGTAAAACTATCACAAAAGTCCATAGGCATATCATCTTGGAACTCTTCTAAAAAGTATTTAGTTGTACCTGACCCATCATCTCTAGCTGCAACCACAAACAATCTTTCATGTACAGAACATATACTATGCCATGTACCTTGCGTAGTCCACAAAGCCCAACCTGCTTTTTGATCACCTCTTACAGAATAGAATACTGCTAATGTACCATCACTATTTACTAAGAAAGCATATGACTCACTTCGATTCAAAGCACCTTTAATAGATGTCATCTGAACTGGATCTATAATTAAATGTGGTGCAAGACCTGATACAGCAACAGACGTATAAGCTGCTTCTGCATCTGTGAATAAAAACTCTCTTAACGCACTACCAGTTTTTTGTATAAACAAAGTAGCACCATCAAACACACTTGGTTTTACATAAGAAGCTCCATAAGGTGTTTGTCTACGTATCTGTGCATTAGCAGGAGTAACTGGCTTATCTACTGGTGCTTGAACAAATAACTCTGCACCTGTAGTAAATACCTGTAAATCTCTATTAGATACTAAATGCCTAATAGTAAATATCTCACCTACGTTTGCAGTAAGGTCTAATGCATCATCATCTTCAGCATCACCTATATCAAAGTTGAAAAACTGACCAGACTTACTACCCCATATTCCATCAGGCTGTGCTAATGTTCCACCAAACCATAATCTATTTTGATGGAAAGTAACTGCTGCAGGATATCCTCTTAATGCAGAATAGCTTTGCTCTTGCCATTCAGATGTAGCTGCACCAGTAATTACTCTTGGAGAACCTCCACCTATAGCACTTGATGAAGCAGTATTACCACAGTCATACTCATAAGTATTCTCATCAATAACTGTTATAGTATGGGAACCATTAATATGACTATTTGTAATACCACCTAATGATCCTGCTCTTTCTACAGTTATACTAGCACCTGTTGCTAAACCATGTAGTGCTTGTGTAACTTTAATTATACTTGAATTTTCTATAGTTTCTAAAGAATCAATAGGTAATTGTCTTCTGATAGCTCCATGCAACGTTCCTGTAGCTGTAGTTGCATTTGTTACTGCTGTTATAGTGCATCTTGTTTCTCCTATTAACAAATTTACACCTACATGATTTGCAGTAAAATAATCCTCTGATGTTGTCAATATTGTGCTTGCAACACTTACACCTGTTGAAGAAGAAGATATGGTAGTACCTAATGGCTGAAATGGAAAGTATGGCTGATATATTTCATTTCCATCTCTTGATTCATCAAAGTTAAATGTATCTACTGCAAATGTAGTAAGGGATGTTCTTGTTAGCAATCTAATCATAAAGGTTTGATGTGCTATAAACATCACATCACCTTGTTGAGCAAATGTAATCTCTTCAAGATAAGGTGCAGCAGTTGTATTTACTAACCATGTTTGGCCAGTAATAGATTGTATAGAAGATATATTACCTGTAGTAGGGCTTATCTGGAATATTTCTATTCTTTCATTACTAAAGGCTATTATATATTTTTCATCATCTGAAAATATAAAAGGCTCTATTCTTACTGATTGTCTAAGATCTGATGAATGTGCAGGGTTGCTACCAAAGTTTGCCCATCTTTTTGTGCCAGTTCTTTTCTTTAATCCACCTTCTGATCTAATAAAAAAGTTTCTAACTTGTTCTGCTGCATTAGTATAAACCTTAGTATCGGTTCGAGATGTTAATGCAGGGCTTACCTCTCCAAACTGAAAGTTATTTAATGGCACTCTTACTCTAGCCATTTAACTTCTCCTAGTGGTTATAAACCTTGATGTTGATAGTCTTCTTGTTGTTTGTTGTTGTGAATCAAGATTTCTAGCTTTGGCCATAAGCTCTCTGCCTTTAGCTTCCATTACCTGCATTAAGCCATCATCTCTTGCTATGGCTGTTGCAAATATAGATGCCAATGCGTACTCAACTGCTAAAGAAAAGTAACTAGGCCATGTATTCTCTAATGCTCTAAATGTATAATCTGCAATCAAAGTATCTTGTGTTGTGGAATCTGAAAATACTTTGTCACCATATACAGTATATTCTATTAATCTATCATTTGTGGTAACACCATGTAACACTAAAAGATCACTTGGTAATTGATGTGCAATATCAAACCTGCCAGTAGGTACATCTGTTAATTGATTTAAGACTGCTTGCTCTGTAGCAAATCGCCATCTTGCTGATGAAAGTGTTGCTCTTACTGTATCTTCATACATATTAGATGCAACTAAGGCTTCTGTACTTGCAGTATCAAAAGATGTTATAGGTTCAGATCCAATTAGCACTAATGCTCTTGATGCTATATCTATTGATGAATTTGCTGCAGTACTTGTCATATAAGATAAGGGGGATTTCTCCCCCTCCCTTTATTTAGATTTAGTCACTATCAGTAGCAGTTATTGCAACACCATTGACTATGTCAACTGTGCTACCATCATTCGCATTAACATATGAATGTGATACAACTGGTGTTCCACCTGTTGCTGTAATACAAAGTATTACATCATTTACATTCAACATATTAGCTGCGTTATTGAAATAACCTGCACCATCAATAGTACCTTGAGCTTCTGTTGTTGAATAATACCAAAGGTTTTGACCTGAGCCACCACCGATACGTATTAAATTAGCTGAATCAAATGCCATGATCTATCTCCTTATGAGTTGTTATCAAGGACTTCATAGATACCATTGTCATCTATGACAGTAGCACCCATTGACATCATTGAAGTTGCTAAGTGAGAAACTTTCTCAGGTACATAATTTAACTCAGTAGTTACATCTGCACCGATACCTAGACCCACTGAAGAAGTGTGGTAACCTATGTTCTTACCTGCAGTAACTGCACTTGTTGAGAATACTTTAAATCCTAAGAACTCTTTCATAGACATTCCACCTGCATAAGGTAGATTCTGCTCCCCAACAAAGTCAGATGAAGCAAACTCTGTAATGAGGAATAAATCAGCATATCCTTTTGGATTCATAGCTAAATATCTTCCACCATCCTCAGGAACATCTGCAGCACCCATTGTTTCAAATAATGAAAGCAAGTCTGCTTTTTCTAAAGCTGAACCTGTGTCATGTATTTGTGTTGAGTTTGCACCTGCATCCATTGCAGTGATGAGTAACTCGTCAGTCTTACGACCTAGAGCAGCAGCAGCAGATTGTGCCACAGCTTGTCTTTCGTCTATGTTTGTCTTTAACTCATCCAACTTATCAATGTACTCTGCAGCATAAAAATCTGAAAGAGTCACATCAACTGTGGTGTGAGCTAATTCCATTGGTGTTATCATACCATTTCTGGATTTGGTTGAGGCAGAACCAGTACCAATCTTTTGGAAACGTACTGTACTTCCATTCACATTGCTTACAGTACGGACAGTATTCCTTAATTTACTACCCATTCTTTGATAAGCTAGATGAACTTCGGTTTCAAACTGCCTAATAAAGGCTGTATCAATAGTGTTAGCCATTCTTAGATCTCCTGTTCAAAATTAAAATTACAATTTTCCAGTTATCCGTCTTTAGCTTCGCTTGGTTGTCCGTTAGGGCCATCAGCTTATAACAGGCTGTTCTTTATCCTTTAACAAAATTTTATCGCCTTTGCAACGTATAAATCTTAAAACCTGATATCCGTTAATCATTATTGGCTGTTCTATGATAGTAAAACCTAGAAAAGTAAGCCAATCTATAGTCCTTGTATGGTCTGCAGGTACTACATTTTCTAGCTGATAATATTGTTTTTGAAAGTAATCTACAACTTTTCTGCTCCAAAAAAGAAACTTTGTTGAATGATCCTCAATAGCATATGTGCCTAATGCCCATATTTTACCTACAATATTATCATATACTGGTGTTACACCAAACATCATAGCAGGTTTGTCATCAAGGATAACTGTATATGTTTCAGCATTTTTTTCTTTGAAACCTGCCATTAATGCACGAAAAGGAGTAGCACCATGTATGATGCACTCCCTTACATCTGTATCTCTTAAATTATCTTGCAAATATTTAATATGAGATGTATGTGACTTTATAATGGATTGACCACTATAAAAGCCACTACCCGTAAAGTTTTTGGAAGTCATTATTTACCTGATCTATAAATGCTCTATCTCTTCTAGCAGGATCATAATAACGTGGATCTCTCATTCTTGACTCAATATCTTCTTGAGTAAGACCTGCAGGAACAGTAGCTTGGTTAGAAATAGTCGTACTTTGCATCTGCTTCTGTATAAATTCTACTGCCTTGATGCCTTCTGCAGATGAACCAAGCTGTGCTATTGTGTCTTGTAACTCAGTCGGAAAAAACTTTTGTAAGAATAATTGTGCTGATTCTACTCTTTGATTTGCATTATCACCTAACTCTGCTTTCACTTGATCTAAGTTAGGCTGTTGTGCCTCTTGATATTCAGCAAACTTATTCACCCAATGAGAAAACTCTTCTTGTGAATAACCATTTTCCCAAGCATATTCTGCCCATTCTTTGAGTAATGGATTCGTTGCAGCTTCTTCTTCATTCAAAACCTCAGGTATTTGATAGTCACCTGCACTAGCAGGTCTTTGAGAAAAGGCTTCTTCTTCTAACTTTTCTTGCAAACGTTTCTCTATCTCTTCTTCCTTTTGACCTATCTTAGTAGATAACTCACCATAAGATTTGGCTAAGTCCTCAGGAGTTTGAAACTTCTCAGGTAGCCACTCAGGTCTTGCATTGGTATCTGCTACAGTTTCCGTAGAAGGGGTAGTGGAGGCAGAGGTAGTATCTACAGACGTTTCTGTAGCAGATTCTTGTACAGTATCATTCATTTCTTTATCCTTTGTGCATGATTAATTCGTTTAACAATAAGGGCAATGATATATCGCTGCCCTTCTAAATGTCTTAGCTCTGCATCAGATATGTTTGGGCCTGCCACTGCATCAACAGTGATAGACTTTAAATATTGCATTACACTCATACCTAATGGTGTACTAAATAATGCTAATACATCTTGTGAAAGTTTTTCATCTTGTTCACGAGGTCGTTGGTATCCATCAACCCCCAAGTACTTCGGTTGGGCCACTTGGCATCTCTCCTTGCTGTTGGGCTTGTTGCATTTGCTGTGCCATCTGTACTAACTGCTGACGTTCATCAGCATCCCTAATTAAGTTATCAGGCACACCAAATTTCTTTGCAAGATACAAAGCTGTTTCTTCTGAGGATATAAGTATGTTTAATACCTCAGGGCCAAATGATCCTGCTACTGTCTGTAAAAATCTATTTAGAGAAACAATATCTTGATTAGATTGAGCTTGTGCAAGGGGAGACACACTTCTAATCTTAACTTCTCTTCCATTAACTGTAGGCATATCTATTCGGCCCTGTTGCTTGAGAATGTAAATCACTCTCTGCAATAGTGGCTGTACCATTTCTGCTTGTAGCCTACCAAATGCAGAACCAATCTTTCTTGATAGATCAGCCATACGTTCAGCAACTTCAGTAGCAGATGCAGGTGTCTTATTAGGATCACCTAACATATCATTGTACAATGCTCTCTTAATGTTGTTTCTCATATCATTTAAAATAAGGTTAGCAACATCAAATGATCCTGCTGCTCTTATAGGTTGCAATCCTTGTGTATTAGGTGCTTTTGGAATAACAGTTCCAGGGACTAAGTTTATTGTGTCCACATTAACTACACCATCATCATCTATTTGATAGATGCCTGATATAGCCATCTGTGCATTTTCAAGTATAAGTTCTACTGTAAGATTAGTGGTTTTAATAGCAGACAACGCATTTACTGCAGGGCCTCTACCATAAATCTCGCCACTAGCTTTGCTCCATCTAAATGCAATAAATGGATTAGAGCCTACACCTTTGTATATCTCCTGCATAATCATATCTTTATTAGCCATATCTATAACCATGTAAGAATATTTTTCTTCATTAATATCATCATACAATCTACAAGATACCTCTAGTATCTTACACTGTGACTCTGGATAATTATTAATTCTTTCAAGAATGTTTGGTGATAACACTGCTTTAGGATACGCAACCATAATGTCTGCGTTTTTAATCATACGTTCTCTAAAGACATGATCTACCTTACCATCAGGGCCAGTATCTAAAACAACATGAGGTAATGGAATAGATTGAAATCTTACTGGATTAACTGCATCACCTTCTGTGACCAGTAGTACTGCAGTACCTAATGCAAGATCTATAAAGCACTCATGTATTTCTTGTGCAAAGTTTGATGTTTGTAATATTTCAAACACATAATCTGTAACAGCATCTAACGCATTATTTACATCATCACGTTCTGCTTCTGGCACTTCTGAGCCAGTAACAAAGTCTGCCCATCTAGCGAAGTTAGGTGTAAGGCCTGACTGCAACCTAGAGGCAAACTCTTGTATACCAACTACTGCAGTTTCATCAAAGATCTTGTCATCTCTTCTCTGACCTGCAGAATAATTTTTAAATCCCTGCCTCTGTGGTAAACAATACTCAAAGATTTCATCATAGAGTTCTTCAAACTCTCGCCTTACAGCAAGAGCTTTCTCATATCTTTGAATCATACCATTTGCAGTTTTTTCATGCATTACTGGTTGTACTCGTTATAAAAACCTATACCACCACCTGATCCACGTAACAACGACCTTCTTCCTGATCCCTTACGTCTTCTTGTGATAGTTTCTTCAAGAACATCCTGCCTAGCTTCTTTTCTCTTTGCAGTCTCTTCTTCTTTTTGAGCTTCTCTTTCCATTTCAGCTTCCTTCTCCTCCTTAGTTGGAGGAGGAGGACTTGAGCTTCCACCACCTATACACATAGCAATCTCCTTACATTCTTGCCCATAATCCTTGTCGTCTGGCTTGTTTAGGTCTGCGATTGAAGACATCATATTCGACTCTTGCGTTAAATGCTTCTATTGGTTTACCCATCCCTAACACTTGCCTTCCTTCACCTGCACCCAACATAAGATACTGCATTGCATCGTGTATATGTGAGTACCTGTCTTTGAGAGGTTTATCTTCATATCGTTCACCTGACACTTGCAAACGACGATATTGATAACCCCCCTCAAATCCTTTTACCAATTCTTTGCACCTAAAGTCAATTAAAATTCCTGATAAGCCATCTACCATCCTATTTAGCACAGAAGAAACTGACTCTATTCTTAGCGAAACATCATTGCTATTTGTTGGTCTAGCAGTTAATCCTGCACCCCTTAATATCTGAAAAGGTGTGGATTCATCTGTCTGTGATCTAAAGTCACCTGCAGGATCACCATATATATTTACTTCACAGTTATAATATCTTGTAGCTATCTCTGCTCTTAGTAACTCAGCGAACCTAACAATCCCCATATCAAATGCCACAATCTCCTGTAGTATTAACCATCTACCTCGTACCTTTTGCCCAAAAACAGCAGCAGGTGTAAGGCCAAAGTCTAGACCTATATACACAGGAACTCCATCAGCTACAGGTATTTCTTCTTTTGCAACGTGTGTATCTCTTACAAACATATTATAAACTGGCTTACCATCTTGAATAGAACCCAATCTATTCATTACATATACATCTATCCAACTCTTAGTCTTACCTTGTACCAAGTTAGGATAATATGATTCTAAAATATTTTTTCTATTTTCTGCTTTTTTATTAGGCTTATATCCTGTAACATTACCATCTTCATCTCGTTCTTCATCCATGCCACTAGGCTGTGTGAAGAATATCCAGTTGTCTGGCTTAACAAGCATCCTGCTTTCTTCCTTAGAAATGTGATCAGGTACTGGAACTTCTCCTGCCATGATTGGCCACCAATGATCTTCTTCTGGACTGTTTGTGTCACAGATTACACCTGACCAAGTAGCACCACCCTCCCTCATAGATGGGTATCGACCAACCCTCATAGTAGTAGCATCAATAATTGACTTGGGTATCTCTCTTGCTTCATTCACCCATACTCCTGTCAATTCAAGGGAGAGAAGTTTCTTGACATCTTCTGGCCGATCTAAAGCAAGAAAGATTACTTCCATATCAAGATCAGCCTGTGTAATGTGATGTGTATAGGGCACAGACCATTGGAACTTCCCCCAATCCTCCTCAGGAAACCAATCTAACCATGTCTTGATAGTTGTTGTTCTTAGTTGTGGATTCGTGTTTCTGATAATAGCCCAACGACTTTTGCGTTTACCATTCTCAGATTTCTCCTGCATTAATGCTCGTCTGAATATTTCAATACAACAAGCTACAGACTTTCCACTACCGACTGGCCCTCTGATCCCTCGAAAGAATGTATTATCTTTCATAAATGCTTTAAGTACTTCACCATCAGGTTTGTATTTAAACGTTATCAATGTTCGTATTAACCCCTATTCTTAACAATGTATCTACAGTCTCAGGCCCTATAACAGCAATAACTTTATCTGCCTCTCGATCTGTACAAAATTGTTCAGGGTGATGTTTCAGGTGGACTCTTTTAACCACCTCACGAAGTATTCGTCTTTCTTCTACCTTTAAAGTATGTAAGAAACTCATTCTGTTATCCTATGAATAAGATCTAAATCTTTTCGTTTTTGCAGCAATCTTTTTGGGCTGTTTAGATACTTGTCTACCTGCTCTAACTGCTTTTCGTTTAGCAGCCGAAGAGGCTGCGTATTCACTGGCACTAAGAGCCTTAATTGCTTTCTCAGGTAAATAACGTTCACCAGTTGCTTTTGGCCCTTGTGTACTAGGCTTGCCAGATTTAGTTCGCCATTTCTGTCTAGTCCATGCACGTAACGATCTCTGTGACTTTGCTAGTGCCATTATCTATAACCACCACCTTTTGCCTTATATTGCTTTGCCAACATCTGTGCCTTCCTAGCACTCCATTGACCTGACTTACCACCCTTGTTACTCGCTTTGATCCTATTAAACAAAGCCTTTCTCATGGCAGGTTTGGTGTAGTTTCCTGCAGCATTGACTGCCATTACTTTTTCTTAGCCTTCATAATTTTAGCCTGTAATGATTTAGGCAATGTCTTTTGCTTGGCTGTAAGACCTGCACCCATCTTCTTCTTAGGTGGTCTTCCCTTCTGTGATCCATATGTTCCTTTACCCATTGGCATAGCAGTCTCCTTTTTCAAGTTAAAAAAATTTTTAAGCCTTTTTCTTAGCCTTGTTTCTCTTACTAATTGCTCTAGCCTTTGCACGAGCATCTGCTTTGCTTGAAGCACCCCATGCCCTAAGCGATAACAATAATCTAGTAGGTTTACCTTTAGCATCTCTCTCTGGCCCTCTCATACCTGCCATCCGAGCTAAAAAAGAAGCTCGTCTGGGATTATCACCACTCTTAACTGGTGGCTTCAATGTGCCTCCCTTATAAGAAGCACGACCCTTTGCATTTAACCCACCCTTAGGATTCTTACCCTCCTTGCGTGTCCATGCAGGTGTCTTAGCCATGTCTATCTTCCTCGTCTTCTATCCAAACGTCTACAGTATTCCCCATAGAAGTAGTTACTAATCTTATTGAACAGTTTAAACAATCTAAAATGTATTTCAATCATAACGTACCTTTTTGAACTATAATGTTTGTAGAGGACCACTGTCAATGTAGTAACTACCTTTTTTTGACCCCCTAGTCTAGCTTAGGTCTATACTTACAGAGATATTACCCTGAACTAAATGCATTGCTTTATCTACTGGCTTATACCCTGCCCTATCTAGTATATCCTTACTCGCTTCTAGCTGTACGTACTCAGACTTAGCACTACTCGCTAAGTCCAGTACCTTCCTAGAAGCTATCGTAGCATTTAAACCTATGCTCTCTCTTATTCGCTGTTGCATATACTCTTGGACATGAGGCAATCGCAAAGTCTTACTGGCTGTCACTCTTCCTGATTCACCTTTTGCGTATCCAGACTTTGCACTAGCCTCTTTAACACTACAACCAGTTGCTACAATCGTATCAACTAACGTCATCTGTTTTTTGGTTAACTTAAGCTGTTTTAACAAGAGAATCCCCCTTACCCCCTTTTTATGAAGGGTGTTAAAAGCCCTGTCAAGGGCTTTTTTATTCTCTTGTAAAAACAAGGACTTAAGTTACTTTCACCATACTAAAAGGCAAAGCACAAAGCCAAGTAAGGGCGAACACTGAAGTGTTCGGCTATTAGTTTCTTTGTGCTTGACCTAACAAAAGGTGGCAGATTACTCTGCCTTGTCTTTTGTTATCATACGATAGTTTCTCGGACTGATCTTTGCCTTGCAATATCATTCTGCAGGAAGTACCTGCTTAGTCTTACATCTTCAGTAGAAGATTGTAAGGCTAACCATATTAGTCAGGTACTTCTCTGTAGACTGTCGGCATGGCAAACTATCAGTCAACTCTGCAAAGTCCTATCGTTCATAAGAGATCTTTGGTTCGATATCAATCTTTGCCTAGTAACTTAAGTCAACCATTTCCTTAACCATCAGCAGGAGCAACCTCAACTAATATCTTATCTGGATCAGGCATTTGTAAAGAGTTTCATACTGAACATAATTCTTTGAGAGTAGCCATAGCATCTCTTGCTAGGCCTAGATTGTCGTTTAGTAAAATACACATTATTTATCGCCTACTAAAATTGTGATGCATACTAAAAGGAACAGCGAGTTTTGCATTGAAATAATCCTGCGTTTACAAGGATTATTACTCTTTTTCGTGTTTTTCTAGACCCTTTTAATTGCATGATTCCGGCAATCTGAATCCAAGAATGGTGATACGTTATCACAGCGATCTGTAGAACTGCAGGGCGAATGTGTCGCACTAAGAGGTGCGACGCTTTCTTTTGTTCGCCCTTTGCTGTGATACAGTACAACAAGAATAAGCGTTGTGATCCGTTGCCGAATCTGTGATTCGGACTAAGATCTACAACCTAGATTCTTGTTGTATTCCAGATCGCCATGATCTCGTAACACCATGATTCAGATTCCCTGAATCATTTATTAAAAGGAGAAAAACATGAAAAAGACTAATAATGTAAACACAGGATTATTTCAACTTAAACTAGCTGTTGTAATGCATCACAAAGGCGAACATAATGAGTATTTACGACAATCTATAGCAAGAGATGCTTGTTACTCATCAAATAATTCCATTCAGTACAAAACTCAACAAATGTCAGATCTCAGAGAAGAGATTGTTTCTCTAGCACCTGCAGAAGGTACAGAAATAGTTGACGTTAAGTTGGCAAAGAAGGTTGACATCTTCCAAAGAATGAACGATGAACTTCTTGAATTGACTGAGAGATTTGATACCGACAAAGCAGTCTACAGAGAAGTAACTGGCGAACAGTGGAAGCCTTACAAGAAATCTTCTACTAAAGATGTATCGCAGGTACTTAATGCTGTGAATGATATCTTAGGCAAAGATTTTAAGCCAGTCCAAGAAACCATCTAATCTAACAAAAGGGCAGAGCAATCTGTCCTTTTTTTATGTCAACCACGAGGGCTTTGTGCAATGTACTATCTAAAATATAAATACCACATACTATTTAAATGTAGGTCTTACAATAAAATATTGTACTACAAAAACAAAGTACAAAGACAAATCAATGTAAAACTAAACATTGTAAAAGGTTAAGTAATATTTTTATAATTAATATTATTTGCTTCAAAGTTTTATACAAATAGGAGATTCACATGAAAAAATTTCTTTTAAAATTACATATAGATAATGCCAGTGATACTGGTTACAAATCTAAGTACTACAGGGATATGCTTGTAGAATTAGGTCTGTCATGCACATTGTTTTGTATCTTTGGGTACATACTCTATGCTGTATGGCATATATTTTAACGATTCAATATGGAGGACAATATGAATCACATGACTAAATCAGGACTAGAAAGACTAACTGCAGATCATTGGGAAGACTATGCTTTCCCAATAGAAACTGTACCAATCAAAGCTAATGTAGATGACGATCCATCAGGTGACATACCAATACCTGATCGTGTTGCACTGATACGATCTGATACCAATGAGTATCTAGCAACACACTCATTGCAATATAGACCAGTGTTACATCAAGATGTAGTAAATCCTGTAATAGATATCCTTGATCGTATATCTAAGAACTATCATGTCAATGTACGTATGCACGACAATGGTGCATTGATGGTAGCCAAGTTTACTTGCAAAGATATCTTGATAGAAGATCCATCACTCAATGATTACATTGCTTATCAGATAACATTACGTAACTCATACAATGGTATGTGGTCAGTGATGATCAATGCGTATGGCTTGCGTATGTTCTGCATGAATGAATGTACTACACCTGATAAGATTGCTAACTTCAAACTCAAGCACAATGGTATATTCAACTATAACTTTGAGCATCTGGAACATTCACTTGATGTGTTTCGTAATAGTGAAGCCAAGTACAAAGCATGGCACAAACAAAGTGTAGCAGATACAGTAGCAACAATGTTGTTTGAGAAGCTATGTTACTCAGCAAGACCAACAATAGATGGGAAGTACTACAATGCAACGCAGGTATATAACCTTGAAAGACTATGGTCACAATACAAAAAAGAGATGGGTCGCACAGTATGGAGTCTATACAATACAGTCACACACTGGGCATCACACCCAACAGAAGTATCACGACCAGAGAAGACTAAGGTTGAACGTAACAATGCGTTCACTAAATACTTACAACACAACAACAAAATATTTACTAACACACAGGAGGTAATACAATGAAACAATTTGAAGTAATTACTAATACAGAAATGCTAACAAAGTATATTGTAAAAGCTAAAAACAAAAAAGAAATAACATGGGATTTGTATTGGGTAGATGTACTAAAACAAAAAGTCGTAGGTTATAGAAACGAAGAAATAGAAAGTATAGAGGAGATAACAAATGTCTAATCAATATTACGAACAACTATTAGAACAAACATATGAGAAAGTAGCTGATATGTCTGTTGATAAGTTCATGTCTATGTGCGAAGAATATAAAATAGAAGTAGAAATAATAGATAGTATCGCACAAGAACTAACATACAAACTAGTGGAGGCTAGAAGCGAATGATTACATACACAACAAAAGAACTCAAGTTATGCACTGAGATATCACGCATTGCATCACCAGAAAACTATCGATCAATGTTTCAGCATATGGTTGATGTGGCACAGCCATACGGCAATGATAACTCAGAGGTGTGGGTTAACAAGATGACTGTCAAAACCACAAAGATGTGGGAAACAATATATGCAGATCAGCTTGACGATTCGCAAGAGTTGTGGCTTGATGAACAATTACGTAAACAGTATCAAGCTGTATAGGTATTCACTCTAACAAGCCGAAAGGTCACAGTCTTTAAACGGCCTATGTTTTCATTTGTTAAAGTAAAAACAATTATTACAAGGTAGATATTGTTAGAGAGAAGCTACTTACTAGTGCAATCATTGTGTCCTCCTATGCCTAATGATTGTTTGCCCACTAGTAAGTAGCACTAATTAATAGGGGATAATAGGGAGGGTTATCCCCCTTTTTATGGAGGTCATTGTGACTAAACAAAACAACAAAATTGTAAATTTAAACAAAGAACAAATTAAAGCAATACAAAACATTCATGATATATTAAATGATGTTTTAGATAGTATTTATGAAGATCAAGACATAAGTTTATCTCAAATAAAACAACTGAATGATGCATATTACGGATTAAGACATCAATTTAATTTATATAAGGAGCAATAATATGGAAGAAAGATTTGAAGATGTAGCTATAGAACTATCAGAACAAGATAGGTTTGGTGTTGTAAAGATAAATAGTTATATGGATTTCTTTTTGAATGTAAGATTCATGCCTGACAAAGACGATAACAAACAACCTGCAGGTATGACAGCAAACAATAGAAACTATAGGAACGCATGACACCTGAGCAAAGGTATCAGTACAACAAAATAATAGAAACACTAATAAATAAAAGAAAAGAACAAGGCCTAACCATAGAAAAACTAGCTATGGAAATAGGTACTGATACCAAAACTCTTGGCGATTGGGAGAGAAAAAATAAAGAGCCAAGACTATTTAACTTGCTATGTTGGTGCGAATCATTGCAAGTTTATCTAACTGTAACATTAAATGATGGAGAGTTTTAATGGATTCAATATTTACACGTACTGATTTGATTGCAATAAATGTTGCAATGAAATTTATACAGGAAAGTTTTTACACTAATGAAGAGGATAGACATACTGATACATATAAAACATTAAAATCTATAATGAAGAAGTGTAAAGATGCCCTCGAAGAGTAAGATAAAAGGTAACTACCATGAGAATTGGTTTGTAAAATTATTCAAATCATGGAAATTACCTGTAAAAAAAGTACCACTATCAGGTAGTCTTGGTGGTGAACATACTGGTGACATCAAGCTAGTAATCAATGGCAAAGAATATGTTGTTGAGATTAAGTATAGATCTGTTGATGGCTTTCCTAATCCTTTTAAAGTATTAGAAAATAGAGATCTTGCTATATACAAACGTAAAACTGGTGACCCTAAATGGGTAGCGATCATACCAGATAAAATATTTAAGGAGGTTATAAAATGATATGCGTAATATGTCACAAAAATATTGAGCCTGATCGTGATGATGATGGTAATATATATTGGACTGAAGGTAATAATGCACAGCCAGTAGGTGAGGGTAGATGCTGTAATAAGTGTAACAATGATATTGTTCTACCTATGAGGTATGCAGAATTAGATGTTAAATTATCGGAGATCAAATGAAATACTTAACTGCAGCTTGGCAACCAAGCAGTGATCTACAACAACAAATAAAGGAGGTAAACCACAATGAAGAAACTAAGTACTTTAAATACTTCAACATCCGTAACCAAGTCAGAAGAGATGACTGGGATAATGAGTATAAAAAATGGTGTGCAAGATCAAAGACTCGCAGACTTAGTGCTAACCCAGCAAAAAGAAATAACACCAAGCAGAGCAACAACACTAACAGTTTCTTTGCTAGAGTCCATGCTGAACTGCGTAATAAGTGAATCTGTTACAGCAGAATATGATTTCAAAAGATGGGTGCTACCACGTGGTAACATCTTCAGTGGCACAATCGAAGAACAAAAAGAACAACACAGAAAAACTATTGGCTTGATGAAGAAGCTAATGGTTTGTGCTGATCAAACGACTATAGAGAACTGGATCATGGAGGTCTTGGTTTGTACTACTGCACAAGCAAGACTAACTGAGGCAGACTTAGCTTTGAAGTGCAGAGTGTATGCTTCAAAGCTATCTCATATACCTGCTGATATACTTAAGGCTGCGTGTGACGAGATATGTAGAACCAGTACATTCTTTCCATCATTAGCTGAGTTTATCAAATATACTGACACATCTTATCATAGACGTGTTCAATTAGTAGATAATATACTGAGTAAAATAGAAACTTACTCAGATAAAAATGATCATAATAAATATTTAAATGCTTGTTAAAAATTCAGCTTTAAGTTTTACCTTACTAGTTAATTAAAGCTGATGCAAAAAAGTTGTGGCTTCCTACATTATCAACACAACTTTTTATAGGTAGGTAATTAATTCTCAGGGCGATTACCTACCTTTTTTTTCTTAAATACTTGATAACATTAAATAAAAATGATATGCTGATAGCAACTAACTATATAACGTGGAGGTTAATATGACAGTTAGCACAATCAACCCTACCCAATCGCCACACATTGAAGACTACATTCGTGGCTCTGACATGATAAAAATTATGAATGGTGAATGGAACGAGCTATGGAGAATCAAGAAAGGTTTGCAAGGTAGACCTGACTTATCACATCAATTCAATGTACAACTAGGATTAGCCACAGAAGATTTTAATATTGAATGGGCTGAAAATAATTACTTACTTACATTTAACAAACAAGCTGCAAGACAAATGCAATATGGTTTGATTAAACTTAAAGGTACATTAGATGGCTTTAGTGGTTTCAATACTGAAGGCGAGATAGAATACATTGGTATAGAATGTAAGCATACGTACTCCTACAATACTATGGATAAAATGCTTGAATATTATATGCCACAACTACAATTCTACATATGGATTGCCAAGCTCAACAAGATGATATTCTCAGTTATCTTTGGTAATCAATGGAAGGCAGTAGAAGTATATCCATCGCAAGAATATTTAGAGTTAATGCAAGATAACATAAGAATGTTTTGGGATCACATTGTGCATAACTCAGAGCCTGATGATAATAACTATCACAATGATGTACTTAAACGTAATGCATCTGCATACATTGATAGTGTACCTATCAACAAGATGACTGCACGAGATGCATCACAAAGCAATAGCTTTACAGAATATACACAACAATATTTGCAACATGAAGATGCTGCAAAAACATTTGAGGCTGCAAAGAAAGCCTTGAGAGAAGAGATCAGACCGAATGAAAGAGAGGTATACAATGATCTGATTTCAGTTAAGAGAGATAAACGTGGATCGGTGCGTGTAACAAAGAAAGGGTAAGCCGATCAATACTTACCCTTTCATATCTATAACATTTTGGAGGTCAATATGATAGATACTAAAACTACTAACAAAAAACAAGACTCAAGTAAAGCATATAACTTAAAGACTGCTATGCTTGAATTTCAAAAACTATCCATCAGTGCAAGCAAAGATGGTAAGAACCCACACTTTCATAGTAACTATGCTACTTTGGAAGCTGTAATAGAAGCAGTGAATCAAGGAAATAAATTTGGTTTATACTTTACACAAGAGATTTCATATATACAAGATCTTGAGTATACACCAACACCAGTTGTTCGTACTACTGTGCATCACATAAATGATGACAACTCATATGTATCAGAGTGTCCTATTATATTACAACCTGCTTCACTACAGAACCCACAAAAACTGGGAGCAGCGATAACCTACTTAAAGAGATACACTTTGCAGAGTGTGTACGGATTACCATCAGAAGATGACGATGGTAACTTGGCAAGCAAGCCTTCAATCAAAACTGGGAACAGTAAATCATCACAAGGAGAACATGACGATGGATTATGATAACACAGACAGAGGTAGCCTATTCAAACCACGAGCAGATGAAAGTCTGCTTGTGCAAGGTAAGATGGATAGCAATCGTAATGAGTACAGAGTAGTAATCATTAAGTCTTCATTGCCTGATGGCAAGATTGCTAGAGATGTGTACCAAAAAGTAGGTACTATGTACGAAAATGAAAAGACAAATGAGAAAGCACCTGACTTTTCTGGGCCAGTACAATTCAATGGTGAACAGAAACGTAGGATAGCTGCTTGGAAAACTGTATCCAAAGATGGTGCAACAAAGTTCTTATCTTGTCGTGTTGGTGACTCAACACCACGTACAGATGGATTTAGTAACGATCAAACAACAGACGTTCATATAGATGATGACGTTGAAATACCATTTTAGGAGGTAAAGATGAAATATAAATTTATTGTTT